CATCTTAGTGCCATCAGAGTTAAAAGCTAATCCTTGAGGAACTGTTAACTGACTAGAAACACTAAAGCTATTACCCATGTAATCCGCAGATTTTAAATTAAACCGGGGGTCTAGGGAGTACTGTAAAATACTATTGTCGCTAAAATTAACAATGTACATATTAGCTCCATCAGGGCTAAGAGCTATTCCTTCAGGCGACACGGTCTGGCCAGACACATCAAAGTTAAGAGTAGCATACGAAGCGGTACTTAAAGACCAAGGAGTGCTTAGGTTGTATTGATAAACGGCATCAGTACCAGACCCAACCATGTACATCCTAGTGCCATCAGCGTTGAAAGCTAGTCCTTCAGGAGTCGTATCTTGACTAGCAACACTAAGGCTAACACTATCGTAAGATGCAGTACTAAGATCAAAACCTGTAGACAATGAATATTGAAATATACTGTCACTAGTATTTCCTGTAATATACATCTTTGTGCCATCATTATTGAAAGCTAATCCATAAGGGTCAGTTTCCTGTGAGGCAACACTAAAGTTAACGCTGTCATAAGATGCTGTAGAAATGTCAAAAGCAGTAGATAGAGTGTACTGATGCACTTTATCGCTAACAACACCTAGCATAAACAGCTTAGTACCATCGTTGTTAAACCTTATTTTATAAGGAACCGTTTCTTCTGAACCAATACTAAAACTCTTACTATCATAACTAGCACTAGCTATGCTATAACCCACGCTCCCAGACACAACAGTACCCACGCCCTCATGGTAGACCGTGGGTTGAATGCCGTTCTTTACTTTAAAGTCTTTATCGTTTGCCATGCTTCACCTTCCACTTGGCTAAATGTTTTACAGAGTAATAGCTTTAACTGTAAACGCTGTGCTTGTTGCTGCTGCTGGAGTAGCTAGGATACGGATGTCTGTACCTGAGATGTCTACATCAAAGGTAGCTAATGCTGTTGAAGTATTTAGCTGTGCATACTCTGTAGCAATAGCAGTTGTACCATTATGTGTAATTAATATCTCAGTAATACTACGGTTAGTTCCATTATCTGCAGTGATGACAGCTTTAACACCATCATACGTTGCGTGAGCATATTCTGCAATAGACACTTGAGAAGTTGCAGTAGTTGTGTGTGTCTGTGTATCAAACGCTTCTACTGTAGCATTTACCCAAGCTGAACCACTCCACTTTAAAAACTGACCAGCAGCAGCAGACGAAATAGTTACGTTACCAATGTCATTCAGTGTGTTGATAGTAGGAATAGATGCAAAGCTTACTGTACCTGAACCATTTGTCTTCAGAAACTGTCCTGCTGAACCATCTGCTGTAGGGAGTGTCAGTGCTGTAACAAAGCTAGTAAGGTTAGCATCGTAAGCTTGTATACCTGCTTCTACTAGAGTGTTGTTTACCCACTCAGAGCCACTGTACTTAAGTACCTCTCCTGCACCTACAGAAGTAATAGTTACATCTGTTAAAGCACCTACTGTGGAAGCTAAAGCTGATTCCTTAGCAAGAGGAAACCCACCTTGTGTAGAACCATCATGTACAACAATAGTATTCTTTGTTGTATCAACAGTTATCTCACCCCCAGCGCCTGTAAAAGTAGAATGATCTGATGTTGTGCCTCTACGGCGTTGTATTTGTGTAGACATTTATAATGCTCCGTAGTCTGACGTTGAAGTTGGTGAAGTGTTGATAAACCCATAATCAGCTACAGTAGCACTAACTACACTAGCTAGAGCTAATAGATTAGTATAAGTCTCTTCTGCTTTCTCTGCGTAATGCAAAGCAGAAAAGCCAGTAGTAGAACTATCAGAAAGTGTGAACTGTGAGTCTTCTGGGTTAATAGCAAGCTTCTGTGCATCTGCTGCACTATCTGCTGCTGCGGTTGCTGAACCTAGAATGCCATCTACATATGTTTTATTAGTGAGGTCAGAACCTGTAGTTGGTGCACCTGCACCTGTAATCTTGCTGCCACCCATAGCAATAGCACCAGTCATGGTTCCACCAGCTAAAGGTAACTTAGTTGCGATACTGCTTGTTAGAGTAGTGTAGACATTATTATCATCATTGATAGCTGCAGCAATCTCATCTAGCGTATCTAGTGTAGCAGGAGCACCCGCAATCAAGTTAGCTATGGATGTATCTACATAATTCTTTGTTGCAGCCTGTTGTGCACTAGAAGGATCAGTAACGTTATTAAGGGTTGTGTTAGTAAAGTCTGCAGTACCATTAACTGTTATGTTACCACCGATACTAACGTTACCTGTAGTAGTGACACTATCTATGTAGCTATCTTTCCAGTAAGCTGATGAACTGCCTAAGTCAAACGAACTATCTGCTGTAGGAATAAGTGCTGTACTAATCTTAGCGTTGATAGCTACAGTCTTAGTGTTAGCATCACCAATGATAGTGTTGCCATCTATAGTGGCGTTATTGTCAAACTTAGCAGCACCTGTTACATCAAGAGTACCAGCTAAGTCAGCATTAGCACCAGTGAATGTTACAGCAGTAGTTGTCCCACTCTTAAGTGTAAGGTTACCTGAGTTACTTGTCAAGGTAGCGTAAGTAGTGCCAGCATCTTTAAGTGCTACATCGCCGCCATCAGCATCTAAGTTAATGTTACCAGCTACGTCAAACAGTAAGTTACCAGCAGATACAGTGTAAGTATTGTCTGTAATGGTGGTGTAGTCGTTATCACCGACACTTAGTGTATCAGCATATACTGTACCATCAAAGTGAGCGTTTTTGTATTCTAGTAAGGATGTACCAAGGTCAATATCGTTATCTACTACTGGTACAACAAGACCATCCTGGAAGCGAAGCTGCTCAGTAGAAGCGTTAGATACTTCCACAAATACACCAAAGCGATTGTCTGCTTGGCTTACTATAAGCTTATTCTTAGCATCTAGGTCAGCGATCAGAGGTACGTAGGAACCTTCATCAGATGTACCGTCATGTTTGTGTCCTGTTGTCCCTGTATCACTTTGTGCAAAGGCATCACGTAGCTTGTTGTACTCTGCATTAATAGGGGCAGCACGTACTACCGCTGTAGGTACAATGTCTGCAACAGATTGGCGTGTATAGCCTGACATGTTTTATTCCTCTCTTAGCGCCTGTCACCAAGGCCGTATGTTAGTGTAATAGCTTGAATAGTATGGCTGGGCTTTGTATTGCTTGCAACATAACGTATTGAAACAGACTTACCCGAACCAGCAATAGTAGTTCGCTCTACAGGGGAAGGGTTACCATCGTATATGTCTGTAGAGTCAAACGTAGCCTTGTCATAATAAGCTGCCGCACCTGCAGTAGACAAAAAGTAGTCGGTACTTAACTCTACTGAAGGATCACCGTAGTCATACTCAACAGCCATAACTACAGAGACTTCTCCCTCAGAGCGCATGTAAGTATCTACATCATAGAAAGACTTACGTATAGCAGGGTCATCCATATAAATAAAAGGTGTTTGGAATAAACTAAAGATGTCTCTACCATCAAAGTCATTTCCTACCTCTTGGCGAAAGACATAGCCAACACTATCTCCATGTATAACAAACTCATCCTCACCTATATAACCACTATCTGCACAGTTGACTGATACACCTACTAACTGACTAAATTCAAACCCTGCACCGCCCTGACCGCTACGCCGAATAGCTCCAATAATACCAAGGGAATCTTGATCAGTAAAGAATAAACGAAACTGCGACTTCTTTTTTAATACTACAGTAGTCATTGTAGCAAGGTCTTCGTTAGCTGTATAATCTTCAAAGATAGACTGAATAGGCTTAGACAGTGTAGCTAATTCAATATCACCAATACGGTCTGTTCCAGTAACAGGTCTAATACCATCAGGTGCTAGAAAAAGTATGTCACCATTAAACTCTGCTACGCTGTCAGGAGCAACACAGCCAAGGTTAGAGGTAACTGTTTGTAATACAAAGTCAGCAATGTTATTACCAACTAAGCGCTTAATGTTATTACGCCCAAAGATGTACATCTCATTACGGAATGTTTTAAGCTGGGTAATCTCAAAGCCTACATTGATAACCCCAGCACCAGAAGCAGGTGTCCAATCAGTTTCATTTATAGGAGCACTAAAGTATAAGTTGTAAGGCTCAGAAGAATCACCAGCTAGAAATAAGTGGTTGTTAAACGCTGCAACTAAACTAGGTGCGCTGGGCGCTTCTCCACCATTAAGCTGTACATAAGTTGTACCATCCCAAGTAGAGGCAGGATTAACACCATCAGCCATAGCAAACTTAGATGCACCCCAGTTAAAACTTTCAAAGCGTACCTTAGATACACCAACCATAGTGGGAGAACCTACGCTAGTAACAGCTTGCCAGCCTTTTACTGTAGGGGTAGACTGTACTGTACCTGTAGCAGTAGATGTGCCACCTGTTATAACATTACCTGTAGCGAATATATTATCAGGCAATTTACCAAAGTTAATTACAAGAGCGTTTGCAGTTTTAGAGATAACTGTTCCTGTAGCAGCTACTCCTGTGTCATCACTTGAGCTAACTACACCTGTTACAGTTTCGC